TCGCCACGACCTCGGCGACCGTCGCCAATTGGTGGATTTCACAGTCTCTCGAGACGCGTGATGTTGTTCGTTTTCAGGGTCAGCCAGTGACCGTATCGTTCTGGTATAGGATTCCAACGAGTTTTATACGGGCTTGGACCACTCGAATAGCGTATAACACTTCGGTCGATGCTCGAATCAGTGATGACTCTGTAACCACGTTGATATCTGCACAAGTTGATCTGCCCAATCAGACGGCGTGGACCTACGCGAGCCTCACGGGCTTCATCCCCGCAACAGCCCAGTCTCTTACTATACAGTTTGTTACTACAAACAACACCGTCAACGGTGCCACGTTCCGGCTGACAGGCGTCCAGCTCGAGAAAGGAACGGTCGCGACCCCTTTTGAGGTTCGGCCCTTTGCGATCGAACTGGCTCTGTGTCAGAGGTACTTTCAGCTTTACAACACGAGCGGTGGGTCGGGAGTCTCCAACGGCATCCTAGGAATAGGCCATGTTACTTCCACTTCGGCTGTTCAGGTCGCCATCCCTCTCAAAGTCAGTATGCGCGTCGGACCCACGTCCTTTAGCAGCACTGCTGTTGGAAATTATATAATGACTCAAGGGGGTACTGGTTATCCCATCACGAGTTTCGCCATGCCCTATGTCAGTTCGGAGGTTGTATGGTTTCAGACCGCCAACTCGGGGACTTTCGCGACCGTCGGAGGTGCGGCCATCTTTTACGCCGCAAACTCGTCTGGATTCCTCGGCTTCAGTGCGGAGCTCTAGAAGGAGAACGCAGTTCTCCGACCCTTTTTCCTCCACCTAGAGTAGAATGACCCAAGTCATCGCGATTTTGGACCCGGATACTTTGAGTGTATGCGACTGGTACTTTAGCGATTCGCCCTACGTCCCAGTGACCCCTGGTATTCGTCTGCCTGTTCCAGAAGGTCTCACGTGGGACCTCGTCAAGGGGGTTCAGGACGGTGAGGAGGTCACTCTCGTCGAAGACCCCGCAAAAGTCCAGGCCCGCCTAGACGCCCAATGGACCTCCGTGCGTGCCCAGCAACGCCAGAAGCTCTACGAATCCGACTGGACGTGCTCTGTGACTGACTACGAGGTCCCCAACAAGCCCGCCTGGGTCGCGTACCGTGCCGATTTGAGAAATGTGACCACTCAGACGGATCCGTTTGCGATTGTGTGGCCGGTCGAGCCCGTCCCCGGCGAGGCCAACACAGTTTCTTAGCCCGTTTAGTCACAGACATCTATGCATCTGCTTCAACCCCCCAATAGTCTCACCCCGTGCGAACCTCTCTAAAATGCAGAAGGAGGAACCATCGGTTCCGACGCCCAGGTGACTCTTCCCGTTGAAGTGGACGAACCACGCATGGGATTCGTCCAGTTCAGACCAGGGCACAAAGGTTCCCGTCTGAAAGAGCGTTTGACGATAGTCTAACGCGATCCGAACACCCTTCACGTTCAAGTAAAAGTCGTGCACCAGCCCCTGATCGTCAAACGCCATTCGGTACACGTCCCATTCGATCATCTTTCGTATGGCCCATGCGTACCCGACATAGGTTCCACAGTTTGGATACTTGTACTTGGTCTCCGAGGGTGGAAACAGGTGCGCCATCCATGCACTCGGCCAACAGTTCGTCTCGGCTCCAAACACGAGATCTGCATTGAATTCTTTGAAACGTTCTAAGAACGCCTCAAGGTCCGTTCTCTTCTGAACCACGTCATACCCGTCTACAAATACCAAAATGTCCGAGTCCTTTTTGTCTTTTATCCACTCACGAAGAGCCTCAAACTTCGAAAACGTATCGACGTACCGTTTTCCAAGTCCGAGATTTACATAGGGGCTTTTGAGTCCCTTGATCTTTTCTGGATCGTCGCCATAGGTGAGGAGCTCCATTGAATTTCAAATGAATTTATTCTCTAATAAAACCATAATCGCCATCTGGCCCGTTATTAGCGAACAACGGTGCGATGCACTTGAACCCTAAACTTTCGATGATCGGCAAACCATCCTTCGCGAGGAGAGCCCCCTTGTTCCATTGGACACTTTGAAGTTCAACAAGAAGATGCTTGACGTTTTGAAGTGTGCTCGTTGCTCCACGAAGGATATCGATTTCTGCACCTTGTACGTCTAATTTCACGAGTTCAGGAAGAGGAAATCCGCGCTCTTTCACGACCGAGTCGAGAGTTCGGGTATTGACCATTATGTACTTGTTTTCGCAATAATTGTGCGTCTGTTCGATATAATACGAGTTACCACCAGGGTGGATATCATTTGTATAAAATTTAACCTCCTTGTCATCTTTGTCACTGAGCACATCTATATGAAACTTTCCACGGCGACGCAGGAACGACTGTTTATCATCACATCCCTCGAATAGGAAAAATTGAGCATTCGGCCATACATGCTTGGCTATCGCAGACCACTCCCCCCAACACGCGCCGATGTCGTAGATGATTTTTGGTTTGAAACCTCCGTCTTTCAGAGACTTTAGGTACGTCATTGTAGGCTTCCAGTACGCAACCCATTTATGATGCGTCGTAATCTTCGAAAGGGTGGTGTCCTTGAGCTCTTCCCACAATTTGATCCAAAATTCATCATGATGTTTAGCCAACCACGCCCCGAAATCTCCTTGATAAGACTTGATCCCTTCATGTGCACATGTCATGCGTGGATCGACCCACACATCAATCCCCAACTTGGCGAGTTTTTGGCACATCACGAAATCTTCAGAATACATGATGCCGTCCGTTATTTTCACGTCGAAAATTGCACGCTCCTCGGGGAGAGCACCGTTTGTATACACGTCCGATGCGTTCCAGAGAGCCTCCATTGCACGGCGCGAGAGGCGCAAGAACCCCGTGGGAACTCCAAAAACCTTGACGAGCCCGGTTTGCGTGTGGACGATCGGTGGATACCACGAACCGTCCTCCTTCATGATTGGTAAAAATGGATACGATTCCACATCGTCCATTTTTTTACGATACATGCCACTGACGACGTCAACTGGATAATCCAAAAGTCTAGAAATCCATGCAGGTTCCCATTCAATGTCGTCGTCTATAAAAATTATATCAGTTGCATTCTCTTTAAGAGCTAGGGCAACGAAATAGTTGCGACTCTTCTGAACAATCGCATCGCATTTCGTGTATATAACTTCCAACGAAATGTTGCTCAAGAGCCTGAAAGTCTTAATCATGGACGTCATATATGACATTGAAACTTTCCCAGTGTAACAGGGGGTTGCTAAGAAAACTCTTCGCTCCGACATTGAAAAAATAATGTATGAAATGTTTAAGTATGCCTACCATCACTAACTTCGGTGATGTGGTGACAACAGGCACGTCATACACATCAGGGGCTTTGTCAGGGGGGGCGACGATAACTGCGGGTACTGGCTTTTCAGGCCCAGTATACACAGGAGGGACTTTCACAGCCACGACAGGATTTTCAGGGCCTGCTCATACAGGTACTACGTTTGCAGGTGGGACGTTCACAGCCACGACCGGCTTTTCAGGTCCCGCCTTTACCGGGGGCACTTTCAACGGCACTAGCGTTGCAGGTGGGACGTTCACAGCCACGACCGGCTTTTCAGGTCCTGCCTTTACGGGTGGCACTTTCAACGGGACTAGCGTTGCAGGTGGGACGTTCACAGCCACGACTGGCTTTGACGGTCCTACTCATACAGGTACTACGTTTGCCGGTGGAACGTTTGCAGGAACCACCTTTTCAGGAACGAAGTTCACAGCCACGACTGGCTTTGACGGTCCTACTCATACAGGTACTACGTTTGCCGGTGGAACGTTTGCAGGAACCACCTTTTCAGGAACGAAGTTCACAGCCACGACTGGCTTTGACGGCCCTACTCATACAGGTACTACGTTTGCCGGTGGAACGTTTGCAGGAACCACGTTCACAGCCACGTCAGGATTTTCAGGTCCAGGGACGAGCCTGACGGGGACGGCAGCCAGTCTGACCGCGGGGGCTGCGACGCTGGCTGCCGGTCTCACGGGAACTCCAGCTATTACAGTTGCAGCAATTATATCAGCGGGAATCACGGACAGTTCAGGAATCACAACGACAGGTGATGTGGTCGCGTACTATTCGGCATCCGACGACCGCCTCAAGAACAGATTGGGTAAAATTGAAAATGCTCTTGAAAAGGTCCAGGCGTTGAATGGGTTCATGTTTAAATATAACGATCTCGCGAGTCAATTTGGCTTCGAGACGGCGAATACTCACGTGGGTCTGAGCGCTCAAGAGGTTTTTCGGGTTCTCCCAGAGGTCGTCAAGAAACTTCCATTTGAAAACATGAACGAATATCTAAGAATTCAATACGAGAAGATTATTCCTTTGCTTGTTGAGGCGATCAAGGAGCTCAAACAAAAGGTGGACCTTCTATCCAAAGCACCAGAGACCGCCGAGTCCCCTTTGTGACCGGCGTGACCCTGTGTAGGAGATAACTCGGGAAGAGAATGACCGTTCCTTTGTCCTTTTCAGGAACCACTATGGTCCCCGCGTTAATTTGAAGCTCGCCACCTTCATATTCAGACGGGTCGCTGAGCTGAACGATAAGACTGAGCTTGCGCCTGGCCTTCCCTGGACCCATATCTACGTGCCAGTCATAGTGGCCCTGGTCAGCCTCGTTGTAGACGGTATATTGGATGTGTTCAGTAATCTCCGTCAATTTGAACTGGTAAAAGTCCCTATTGCAATTCTGGATGCAGTCGTACAAGATTTTGTAAATCTCATGAAACTCCTCCGTCTTCGGCAGCCAGAAGACCTTCGAGCGACGCTTGACAGTGTCGACGACGCCTTGGTCTTCAGCTCCAACCTGCGCGTCCCGGAGTTCCTTGGTGTCGAGCTTGGTTCGGAGGGCATCTATAGTCGCATCTGGGATGCACTTGACATACTTGTAGTAATCGACGTGATTTGGGAAGGGGTCCATGCTAAAGATGTACCTGTAAGTTGGTTCCTCTGGCTGTTTTTTTTTGAGGTCGTAGACATGGTCCTTGTGAGGCCCATCGGCGTCCACATAGTGAAGGAAGACTTGGACGTATTCATCTCCAGTAAACTCCTTTCGGGAGTGCTCAATTTCACACCCCTTGTATAGGACGGCGTCCCCTGGTTTCTGGACGACCCCCCTTTTCCCCATGTAGATTGTCCAGGGGTGGGACTGACTCAAGTTGAGAGTCACCGAGTACTCACATGACGGACGATCTTTGTGGGGCTTGAGGATGGCTCCATTAAGGTAGACCCTACAGTAGGTGTACGAGGGTCTTAGGCGCTTGCCTGCAAGCTCGCTGACCTTTTCAGTCAGACGACCTAGAAGGATCGAACAGACGGGCAGAGAGTAGTGCGATCGGCTCTTTGGAACCTGTTCGTCACGATCAGACATTTCTGATTTTCGGATTATTTCGGCAATTTCGAAAGCTTCTGAGGGGTCCATGAGGTTCTTCACCACACGGTAAAGTCCCCTCATTTCTATTCTCGGACAGTAGTAATGGCTCAGTCCTACGCAGTACCCAATACAAACGTTCCGTTGGGTGGTATAGGGGCTTATAATAACAGTCCGACCAACGCCCTCCAGCCAACTGGGTCGTATCAGCTCAACGGGACCCGTTCTTTGGTTGGTAAAATTTGGGTCAGTGGGGATCCCAACCCAACAGGCCCTGCGGGTCAGGGACAGACGAGGTCTATGAGTGCTATGAAGAATATCCAACTAGCTGCTTATCAAAATCCGGTAGCGGTTACTTCAGGACTTACTTTAGGAGGGTACCAGACGGCTCACATAAATTTTCAGTGTCCTGCAGTTCAAGGAACCGGGGGCGCTTCTGCTTCACAACCAGGAAGCACTGCTTTAATTATTCAGATTGCTGCCGCCAGTTATATATATTTCAATCAAACTATTGTAACTGGAGGGGGCGGCGCGGGAGGAAATGGGGGCTACGGGCCCCCCGGCATCGGAGCTCAAGCAGGCGGGCAAGGTGGAACCGGTCTAATTTGCCAGAGTCCGGGACCGTCGGTGACTCTTTTATATTCAGGAAAGACCGGGTTCCAGG